TCACAAAAATAAAAATGGGATACAAATGATACAAAGGCAGATCAAGAAACCAAACTGATCAGAATCCAGCCCGATTATCCACCCTCACTAGATGTAGCGACTAGCGAGAACCCTTGCAGCGCAGTGGTTCTGGCCTGCCAACTAGTAAAAAAACTGGGCCAGCCCCGGCAAAACGGTGCCAGCGGTAGCAAATGATACGCAAAAACGGAGGCCCCTATGGGGGTAACGCGGGACTCGCGCTATAGGGGATACCCCTCAGAGAATTATGTCAAATTACTCCGAGGACTTGTCCTCCCAATCAACAACATCAAACTTCCACAAGTGATCAACCTCAGGGTGAATAGACATCCCTTCAAAAGGGTCTACAACACGTCCTTCCATGGCTGCCCTAATGGATCTAACTAACACGGGGTTCTTAGCCTTTATAGCGGCTTGTAGAGCCTTCCTATAGCGTTCTAGCCTAGGCTTGTCATAATCAAACGTCATGTAATCATACGGGTATTGTCATTAGGTTCTTCTTCATCTCCATGTGCTTCAGGACCAAACCCTTCAGAGAGGATTCGGTCTTTGTCAAAGGCAGGTGATTGCTTTACATAGGAAGCAACCATCTCCTCAGCCCAGGCTTCCATAGCCTTAACAGAAGGGACATTACGAGCCTTACCAAAGGCCTTACGTATCTTCTCAGGAGAGTCAAAGAACATCGACTTGTTATCCCAGTAGAGAATGAAGTGTTTCTCTCTAGAATCAAACGTCAAGATGGTGTGTTGTTGGTTGTTTGGATAAGCTTTAATAGACACAAACTTTATATTGTGAGGTGTTTGAGTGTTTAGTGTTTATGGGTTTGGTGTTGTGTGTTTGTTTGTTTGTTACCTTCACCCAGCTCTGGGACATCACGAGTGCACCCCAAGGGGTTTCCTCGTTCTGTCAACGAGAACCGTTTGGGGTGTTGACTTAATATGTACAGTGATTACATCTGTGTTTCCAAGGGACATAAACGTCAAACCCTTGAGGTGTCTCAACCCGGATGTTCTTGATTTAGCAGTGTCATGTGGGAGCTAGGGAAAAGAAAGGCTCCGGAAATCCAGGAGCCAGTCTTACCGCATATCCACGCAGGAGAGCACCACTTCCCCTGCTTACATGCCGTATCAAATCACACCCAGTCCCAAACCTTAGTTGTAGGAACGGTTTTAAGGTCTTTGAAGGATTTACCTAAGACAAGTGCATCTGTAGCTAGATGAGGGTTGTCTATGAAGGCTTGTTCCATGGCCATCCACTCTTCGTGCTTTCTATCTGCTTGAGCTCTGAAAGCGTTTTGAGCGAGGCTGTCAATGAACCACTGTACTGCTTGACTAATACAGTCAATTCTGTCGTCGTGTTTAACAGCACCCTTTTCTCGGCACATACGCGACATTTGGTATCCGAGCATGTACTCCAGTCGTTTTTCAGGAGGTGCATCAGTATTGCTGGCATAATCGTATTCCCAAACTTTAGGATCAATAATTAGTTTGTGTTGGTTCATCACCGGCTCTAGTGTGTCGATGATTCTTGCTTCTTTGTTGGTTGTTGCTCTTACTTCTTCAACGACCATTCCAGCGTGCATTTGTACTAGATGGCGTTTGAAGAGTTCAGAGATCATGCCATCACCGAAGTTACTTTCTACTAGTAATCGGGATGCTTTATACTTCTTTCCAAGTGAGACAATACGCCTAAGAGTGTCGTCGCTGTAGCCATCGCGGCAGGCAAACATATCACGCATAAACACATAGCCATTAGCAGAGGAGGCAACGACGGCCACCGTTTCGTCAGCGCCTCGACCAGACGGGTCAACGGAGATGATCGTCTCTGAATACTCACAGAAGTTCTCGTCGATGTACATGGGGGAATAGAACCGATCACCTGGTAGGCCTACAGGATTAAGGGTTTTAATCATGTAGCGGGGATCAGCAGACCAGGCATATCGTTCTGCACACTCCATACCGAGAGGAGTAACGATTAGGTCTTGAAATTTAAGGGGGAACTTCTCAGCATCAGAGAGGCTCGTATCGAGCATGAACTGAAGTTGGAAGTTAGAGCGGCCCATAGCCGCTTCACGTTCAAGGAGGTCTAGGTCAGAGAATCGGGTATCGGTGGGTGTCCCTCTCTCCACTCCTTTCTGGATGTCTTCAACCAGTTGTGGCGCGAGGAGGCCCTCGTAGTTGGCGAGGGACTTGGGATAACGTGCTGGCCAAACGAAGGGTCTGTAACTACGTTCTGCGAGCTTCCTGTAGATCGTGAATGTGCTCTGCGGTGTACCGAGGAAAAGTATGCGTGCGTCGTCATCCGGTGTAAGGATTGATTCACCTTCAGTTACCAGTTGTAGGAGTTTTTCTCTCTGCATATCTGTTGCAGAGTTAGCAGGAACCTCAACGTCATCGAAGACCATCAAGTGAGCACGAGAACCAGTCATCTGGCCGGTTATGCCCACACTTTTCACAGAAGGAGCCTGGTGTGGCTTTGCGGGGCCAACATCGAAGCTGATTCGCGACCAACGTTGATCGGAGTCTTTTGGTCCAAGATGACTCAGCCAACTGATGTCGAGGATCAGTTTCTGGCAAAAGATCGAGAAGTTGTCGGCTCGTTCCTTCGAGGCTGAGATCACCATGATCTTGCGATCTGGGTCTACGAATAGGGTCCATAGGACAAAGGCTGCGGTGATCCAGGATTTACCAACACCCCGGAAAGCGGAGATCTGTAAACGCTTAGGACCGTGTTGTAGATATTCGGCTATTGCTAGCTGTGCCCTAGTGGGCTTTGGGAGGTCTAATTCCTTCCACACCAAAGTCAGGAAGACTCGAAAGTCTCCTTTCATCTTGGCTTCTAGTTCTTTTACATCCATAAAAAAAGGGGCCGAAGCCCCTGATGTCATTTCTTCTTTTTCTTGGGAAAGCCTGCCTTCATGTTGGCGTAGGACTTAGCCGAGATTGTTGACTTCTTTTTAGAGCGGGAAGTACCAGCCTTCTTACGCTTGTTGATATTGGCGTAGAGGCTCATTTCTTCTTACCACCTTTCTTGGGTGGCCGGCCTTTCTTAGTGCCGTAAGTACCTTTGCCTTGGGGCATGATCAGTTCTCGGTAGAGGAGGCAAGGCCGATTGAAGAAGTACCAACGGCACGGGTACGGATTTCACAGGCACGGATGATGTCGAGTACATCGTTCAGCGGAGTGCTGGCGTCGATGCCAGTGTCTGTGTTGAGTGCGTTAATGGCAGTTACCGCAGCAGCGTCGAAAGTACGATCGCCACAACCACGCTTAAGGAAGTTGTAAGCGCGTGAGTTTTGGTTTTTCATTGTTGTTATTCAGGCGTAAGAACGCAAGTGTTATTTGAACATTAATTTGTCGAGTTTATTCTCGATGCGGACCATGTGATCTTCTACACGATCCATCATTTGGGTTAGGTCAGCTTTCTGGACATAGTCCTCAGCAACCTTGACTTCAATCGTGTCAATACGACGATCAAGTTCGTGGAGTCTGTTATTGAGCCGGGTGTTAAGTACACCCAGCCCTGTGACAGCGGCAATCACAATTGCGACTACTGCTTCCATAGTTTTAAGGGCTTGCCGTTACCGTCTCTTCAACAGTCCTAGACCTAACCACTACACCGTCTTCATCAGTTGCTTTACTCTCAAAGAGAATAGAAGTGTAAGCTGCATCTAGAAGGAGAGTTGGAGACTGGACAGTATTGTCGTATGAAGTGTAGGGACTAAAGAACGCTCGCGTCTCGCCTGTGAAGGTATCAATGACTTGAGTGAATTCCCATCTGTATTCATAGGTAACTGGCTCATTACCGCCAGTGAAAGTAGCTGTGTTAGCTGTGACAGTATCACCTGTGTTATAGGTGTTGCCTGCATCCCAGGAGGAGTCACCACTAACTACCAAAGGAGGTGAGGTAACTGTCTTGATACCAGTAACGCTGTTCAACTGATTACCATCAGAACCCTTAGCTTGTGACTGGAGCTTGATTTGCCCAGGCTCAGTCAGCTCATAGGTGACAGTGTTCTTAGCATTGGTTGTAGTTGTCCATGAAGGACTCACCCAATCAGATGAACCTTCTGGTTTGAATTGGAATCTGTATCTGTATTGAACTGGAGTAGTACCACCAGTAAATTCAGCGGTCTTAGCCTCAACGGTTTGACCTACTTCATATACATTAGTACCTACCCAGTTAGCACCTTGACCATCTGCAACTTCAAGGGGTATTGCTGAATGTCCTAGTCCAAAGACCCGCCCCTTATCGGAGCGAGCCACTAGGCGATCA